GCTGACTAAGGAACCGGTATGAAATTTTATAGAGAAACTACTAAGTGGGCAGTAGACTACACAGTACCCAATCATATCTACTTGTTGAACGACAGCAAAGACAAGATGTATGGCTACTTGCCGGCTGGTAGTTCAGAACCACAGGTCGTTCGTAAACCATACCGTTTTGACACTAGAGGACGTACCTTTGAAGTTGTAGCCGAACTGGGTGAAATAGATCTAGACACAGTCAAAGCGTCAGAACAATGGCAGTTTGCTGGTTCAAAAGGTGACACTTACATTGTACAAAGAACAGATGGAGTGTTAAACTGTAGTTGCCCTGGATATACATTTAGAGGACAATGCCGTCACGTAAAGGAGATTGAAAATGCCTAAGGTCTTGGGCGTTTAGCAGGATCTTTCCATTGTTGTTTAGTGCGATTGGATTGTTCTTTAATATAATCAGTATTTTGCCAGCGTTTTTTCATTTAAGAAGTCAATTGACCAACAATTACCAAAATGTTATAATATATATATTGTTAAACATTAAAGAAAGAGGAACCCAAAATACCAAACTGGTGCAGTAATACTTTAACCCTAACCCACGAAGATCCAGCAATGATAGCCCGTGCCCGAGATGCTTTTGCTTGTGGTGAGTTCTTAAATGAATTTGTTCCAGTGCCCGAGGACTTGAAAATCACGGCCGGTAGTGTTGGCAACCCAGACGAGCAGGTACAACTTGAAGCTCAAACTCAGGCCAATGTGGTCAAGCACGGCTACGGTAACTGGTATGATTATTGTGTAGGCGAGTGGGGTACCAAGTGGGATGTCGGAGACAAACACAATATCCAGTCCGTGACCGATAACGAGTTGGTTGTTTATTTTGACAGTGCCTGGAGTCCGCCTACTACAGCATACGATAAACTGATTGATCTTGGGTTTGGTGTTTATGCTACCTACTACGAACCCGGTATGTGTTTCTGTGGTATATATGATGAACACGGTGATGACTTCTACGATTTCTCTAACATGGATTCAGGTGATGTGGCACAGACTATTCCACAGGAATTAGACGATACCTACGGCATCAGTGAGTCAATAGCCGAATACGAACGTGAAAATGAAGATGAAGTTACTGCCTGGTACAAAGACGGTGTAGAAGAAACAGGACTAGAACCACACGTAGTTGAGAAAGCGAAAAATGTGTAATGATGTGAGAATTATTGCTATAGCGCAGACTATAGCCGATTTAACCCCAAAGGAACTCGATGATCTAGCCGAAGACCTGGTTACGCATTATCGTGGGCATGCTATCGACTTAGAGGACAATATTCGCAAATACCGCGAATTACGCATTGAAAATCTAGTTCGCGAACTTTCTAAAAACGGTTGACCCAGAATTCGCAATCTGTTATAATATTAGTATAGTAAAAATTTAGGAGCCGATATGTTAAAACCCTGGGAAGTTATTGCTGAATTAGAAAGTGATAATAGTCGCCTGTTTAAAGAATCTGTTATTGCTCGTGAAGCTGAAGCAGGCAATACGGAATTTTTCCGTGGAGCCCGTGCCTGCCTTGACAGTATGATCACCTATGGTGTTCGCAAGGTTGAGGAACACCCAGGTCGTCGAGATGGACCAGGACTACGTCCAGAAACATTTTGGCGCACTGCCCAGGACCTGGCTGAAAGACGCTTAACCGGTAATGCCGCACTGGTAGCAATCAATCACATGATTGCAAAAGCCACCCAAGAGGAATGGAACGGGTGGTATCGTCGTATACTTATTAAAGACTTACGCTGTGGTGTAAGTGAAAAAACCATTAACTCAGTTGTGGAGGAGAAACACGCTGAATACATTATTCCTGTTTTTAGTTGTCAACTTGCTCATGATAGTGCCAATCATGAGAGCAAAGTTACAGGGCGAAAACTCATTGAAGTTAAGCTCGATGGCGTCAGAGTTATATCTATCGTTTATCCAGATGGTGTTGTTGATCAATATAGCCGTAATGGTAAAGAACTGGTAAACTTTCCACATATACGACAACAGTTGTCTAAAAACAGTAAATTCTTTGCTGAACCCATGGTCTTAGATGGAGAAGTAATGAGCAGTAACTTTCAGGACCTTATGCGACAGGTACATCGTAAAACTGATGTAGAAAGCGCCGATGCTGTTCTTAACCTGTTTGATATCATAAGCCTGCGTGAATTTAAAGCTGGGCTGGGTCAACATCGTCAAATAGATCGCAGTTACAGTCTACAGACTTGGTTTGCACCACTGGCAGATAACATGCCCAATGTCACTGTTGTGGGACAGGAATTAGTTGATTTAAATACAGTTGAAGGCCAGGCACGATTCACTGACATTAACCGATCAGCAGTTGAGGGCGGATACGAAGGTATTATGATCAAAGACCCCGAAGCAGTATACGAATGTAAACGTAGTGTGGCGTGGTTGAAGTTGAAACCATTTATTGAAGTTAGTTTAACTGTAGTAGGCACCGAAGAAGGCACTGGTAAAAATGTAGGCCGACTGGGTGCCCTAATTGTAGAGGGAACAGATGATGGTAAACTTATTAGGACCAATGTCGGAAGCGGACTCACAGATGATAATAGGATTGAGTATTGGGCCGGTCGCGATAATCTTGTTGGTAATATTGTGGAAGTACGTGCAGACGCTGTTACGCAAAATCAAGACGGATCGTACAGTCTAAGGTTTCCCAGATTCAAAGGATTCCGTGGATTTAGTGCAGGGGAGAAAATATAATGTTAGAATGTTTAATCTTAGGTGATTCGATAGCAGTGGGCACACAACAGGTCCGGCACGAGTGTGCTGTAATTGCCAAGAGTGGTATTAACAGTCGTAACTGGGTTAATCGTAATATTACCAGTAGTCCTTATAGAGCCCGAACGGTTATTGTCAGTCTTGGTAGCAATGACCATGCAGGTATTAACACAGAAGATGAATTACGCACCCTTAGACTAATGACAGAAGCAGATCGTGTGTATTGGATATTACCGGCCATTAAGCCCACCGTACAGGACATAGTACGAAAAGTTGCACAGGAATACGGAGATACTGTATTACCTATTCCTGAACTCAGTGCCGATCGTGTTCACCCAACTACACGTGGATATAGACTATTAGCGGAGGAAACACGATGAGCAGATACCACTGGGTTAAAACTATTGTAGAAGATGATAATGGTGAGTTGGTAATAGACATTAAAGAAGCCTGCGAAGAGTTAGGCTGGAAACCAGGTGATGTCATTGAATGGATTGACAATAAAGATGGTACTTGTACTATAAAGAAAAAAGATGAATAAACTATTAGTGATTTTGTTATTTCCTGCTGTGGTACTAGCAGATACTGTCTCTGTTACCAGAGAAGTCATTAGAGAAGAAAGTAAATATGTTACTGTAGTACGATACGAAACTGAAAATGGCCAAGTAACTGAAAGAGTAATAAAAGGAGAAGTTTTACCAAACGGCAGTATTAGACGCATAGGCATTGACAGGAATACTGGATTGCCGTATAATTATTATATCAAACCCAGCATATTTGCCGGAGCCGATCCTGGATCGTTTCGTTGCAATGGTAAAGAATGCTAAACTAACCCAAGGAGAATTAAAATGGCAACAAAGAAAACAGTAGGTAAAATCAGTGATAAATTAAGCAAAGTAAATGAATCATTTACCATCAATATGTATGATAATGGATTTATGGTAGATATCAGCGGACGTAATGAAGATGACGATTGGGCCAGTGCTAAACTCATGGTACAGGATATCGATGGTCTAGTGGCCTTGATCAAAGAAGCAGTAGAAATGCCAAAGGATAACTAATCATGGCCGTCTGGACAGTTAAAACATACTACAAGAAAAGTTGTCAAGAAGTCGAACACTGGGTACAACGTGAAGGTGAAGGACGTATCACAGTCACCAATGGTTTCCGTTGGGGTGAGTGGACTGTAGAAACCACAGACGATCGTCCACCCGAGTTTGAATTTGCTGAAGTACCTGGCGGAAATGGTGCACGAGACAGTATCAACATGCTGGACTGTTCGGTTAACAATATTGACAATGTTGAACTGGTTAACATGGATGATGGCGGATGCTGGTATGATGTTGAGATTGAAGGTCTTGACGAAGAAGCCGAAGAAGAACTGCAGGAGTTCATTGACGAAAACAGCATCTATGATCTTGAAGATCGTGAAGAAGACTCTTGGTATCCAGATGAAACTGAATGGTGGATTTGGGGCCCAATTGAAATCTTAAACGAGTCAGGTGAGCGTGTGCGTATTATTGCCGCAGATGCCGACGGTAATGTTGTTGATTTTGTGGAGTAATAATGAAAACTCTAGACAAAGTATTTGGACTCTGATGAAAACAGTTTTAGCCACATCCGTTGGTGTAGCAGTATCAATTGTGAGTTTTATTTTTCTAATACACTACACCGAAAAAAGTATCGTAACTGTACAGTATGATTGCCGTCAGCTGATAGCGGGCTGGCACCCAGACGTACCACAGACAGTACAAGAACAATGTCGTAAACTTAACGGAAATTAACATGGCATATGATCCAAGAGCAGTATTATTAACAAAAGAAGATAAACTTGCTGTATCTCGAGTTACAGATCGAAATTATCTTAGAAATCACTACAAGAGTTTAGCTCTAGCAGTGGCCGCTAATTTGCGAAATCGATCTCGTGGAAATCGTCGGGAAGGCTCTGAATGAGTCAAACAGAAACCTTCCTGGCATTGTTAGATGCAGACGCACGTAATCGATTTCTACGCACAATGTTAAGCGAGCATGATTGTGCTGTGACTTTTACCAAAGTAGATGGTACAGTTCGCACCATGCCCTGTACTCTGCGAACAGAAGCTATGCCAGCTCGTGTGGTCACAGAAGAGCATCATACTACAAAGTTATACAAACCAGAAACTTTGAGTGTATGGTGTTTAGATAAGTCCGAGTGGCGCAGTTTTCGTGTGATGAATGTAACAGATATTCAAGTACTTTAAAAGATAAATACTGTTATATTTTTAAAGGATAATAAAATGTCAAACGAAACTGGGCCTAAACCAAAAGTACAACCAGTACCACAATCAGTAGCACAGCCTGTAACAACACGTGGTGGGCTGACTGAAGACATAGCTGTCGCAACGGCCGTTTTACCAAAGGCTGCAGTAACTACAGTTCCATATGTAGCAATAGCATTTCGCCCGACAGTAACAGCCGTTCCGGCCACAGCCGCAGGATTCGATCGCACAGTAGCAACCACACTTGGTAAATAAACTTTTTGTATTAAACGACCCGCTAAGGCGGGTTTTTTATTGACTAGAATTTCTAAACGCTGTATAATTCTTGTATGACTAATAAAATCTTACCCGAAGAACAAATTGAGCACGACATGGCCTTGGACATGCAGGACTCACTGTGGTTCAAACACAAGGTCCGAACCAGCGATATTTATGCCCAAAACTTATATGCCGCGATCTGCAACATGCAATGGCAAAAGTTAGATGTTATACCAATACTCAAAGATGAGTATTGGGCATGCAGTTGGCGTGTAGCCGGCGGTATTGTGGCTCAACTATTGGGCAAAGGTGACTACCTGGACTGGTACTGTACTGGTATTTTCAACGAAGGAACTCATCGTGCGGGCCATGTTGAAGAAGGTGTTGTGACTGAAGAAATCGAAGCAGATTTAAAAAAGTTAGGCTGGCAACCTGTTCCCTACGAAAAATAAAACGGTAAAACTGACTGTTGCAATACACCAAAAGTTAGTGCATAATAACATCATGCTTGAGAATTCAAGCAAACTTAAAAGGAGAAATAGATGTCTATTAAATTAAAAAAGTTTGACCTAGAAACAAAACAAGGTAAGTTGTTTAAAGCATTAGTTCTTGACCGTGAAACACTAAGCGAGTCTGCTATTGCCAAGCGTTTTGGTATCAAAAACCCAACTGCTACAATTTCTGTAATTCGTGGCCGTGGTTATGCTATCTACGCTAATCAACGTACTGCCGGTAACGGTGTTCGTGTAACCGAGTATCGTCATGGTGAAGCAAGCCGTAAAATGGTTGCTGCAGCATATAAGGCAATGAGTTTAGGTTTAATTTAATATTAAACTTGAGTCACAAAAAAGCCCACTTCGGTGGGCTTTTTCTTAGGTTTTATATATTAAGCTGTTGTTGCGGTAAATGTAGCGGTATAATATTTACTGTAATATAAATTTCTCCACCGAATATAGTCACCAATACCGCAGGTAACTGCTTCATTTGGTATTATGGTATTAGACATTTCAAATGCATTTTCTGTGGTTAATCCTGCAACAGATTCCATATTTTCAACTATATATGTTACATTTCGTACAGTATGTCCTTGGTCATTTACGCTCTCAGCAGGATAACTTGGGCATTTAAAAGTTCCTGTTGCATTTAATTGATCTCTAGCAGTAAGATTAACGTGTTCTTCAAGAATATTTGCCATTACAAGGTCAGACAACTCTGGTTTTCTAAGTTCATCTGCAAATGATTGATGGTTTTCTAGTACCTCTCTTGGGGTTGGTACTTGGTCAGCTGTAGCATTGCCAACATACGTTATATTTAAAGTAAGAGTGGTCATTACAAAATTCTCCTTATTAGTGTTATTTATCACACTAAAATTTTAAATAATAAAAGTAAATACAGTATGCCTCGTCAGGTTTTTAACTTAGAACGCGATATACGCAGTACCGATTGGTTGTTACACAAGGTACGCGATCAAGAAATCTATGCTCAAAATCTCTATGCCGCACTGTGTAACAACAACTTTGCACCCAAAGACATGTGGGCTATTCTTAAAAATCTAACCTGGAATTGCACCTGGCGCTATGCCGCAGATATGGTAGCTGACATTCGACACGATAACAGCTACATAAATTGGTACTGTTCGGGCACAGGATTCAAAGGTGTAGATTTTGCTGGATTTGTAGAAGAAAGTTTTGTAACCGACGAAGTCAATCATGATTTGGAAGAAATAGGTTGGTTAGTAGTTACCCAAAGATGGTATAGTTGGGAAGACAATCATTGACATAACAAATTGCGATTGTATATAATTACACAATGTTTAATAATCCTTATTACACTTACGCAAATTTAACAGTCGGCAGTGGAAAACTATCCAACGGATACGGGGCGGTACCTGACCCGAATGCAACAAATGTAATCTACACTACCAACACCACAATTCCAAACTGGGGTAACTACCAAACATCTGGACGAATAGTTATAAATGGTGAAGATGCCGACATCGAAATAAATGGTGAAAGCATAGTAGATACTCTAAAACAAATCAAAGAACAACTGCAGATACCCAACAGACTTAATCGAAATGCCACGCTCGAGGCCGAATTTGAAGAACTGAAACAGTTAGGCCAACAATACCAAGACCTAGAAACCAAGTTTCAAGAACAAAAACGGGTATTTGACATACTAAAAACCACAGACCAATAATCACGTTTTATGCTATAATAAGGTATGACCGAGATAACCTTAGATTGTAAAAACCGCAACGTGTATGCAATTATCGAATGGTGTAACGAACATTTTAAAGACACCTGGGATTGGCGGTGTAATTGGCCCAATCCTGTTTATCATTTTCAACTTCCGTCTGAACGGGCGGCTGTTTTATTTGGACTACGATGGCTATAAC